TACCTTTTTTAGTTCTAATTACTCCTTCTTCTTGAGCTTTAACCATACATCTATCAGATAACATTTTTACAAAAGGAACTTTACGATTGTATTTACCAATCAAATCTGTTGCCTCATCTTTAGATAGACCTAGTGAGATAGCTAATTTGTTTTTACCCATACCATACATCAACCCCAAACCAATTGTTTTAGCTTGTGTTCTTTCAATTCCAACTAAATCAGCAACTGTTTGATGAAAGTCTGCTGTTGCACTTTCGTAAGCCTTAACCAACTCTTGTGATCCTTCATAACCTTCACCGATAGATGCAGCATAATGCACAACCATTCTTGGTTCTTGTTGTGAGTAATCAAACGATCCCCATTTATAGCCCTCTTCAGGTAAGAATAAACCTCTAATTAAAGGACCAAACTCTTTGTTTCTAGCTGGTAGTTGTTGTAAATTTGGATTAGACATAGATAGTCTACCAGATACAGCTCCACCATCATCAGATCTTAATTGATTTATCTCAGCATGAATTCTTCCGTTGTGTTCAAATTTTAATATTGAATTTAAAAAAGTACTATGGAATTTATTTACTTCTCTGGCTCGCACTATTAATTTTGATATTTTGTGTGGTGAATTAGATAACCAATTTTGTGTAAATGAAGGTTCTCCTGTTTTTTCTGTTCTTGGGTAAGCAATCTTTAGTTTNTCAAATACCTCAGCTATACTTCTTGCTGCCCAAATATCTACATCTTTACCAATTAATAATTTTATTTCTTGTAATGCTAACTTCTCTTTAACTTGAAATTCTTTAATTAATATTTCTGCTTTATTTACATCAACACGTATTCCCTTCTGACGCATTTTAATTAAAATAGTAACTAAATCAGATTCTACTTCCCAGATTGTAGTTAAACTTTGCTTATTAATTTCGTGTTTAAATCTTTGCCACAAAAGGTACGTGAGCCGTGCATCTTGTTCAGCGTAAAACCCAACATGCTCTGCAGGCAACTTCCACATCTCTGCTTTTGGATCAACCCCATGATCTCTAGCTGCTTCATTCAAATCAGTTTCAGCTTTAATTTCGCCTAAATATTCTTTAGCCAAATTGTTAAGGGCAAACGACCATCTGTTCTCATTAATAACTGCTGCAGCAATCATGGTATCTACGACTGGACCATTTACTTTTATACCCATAGCTTCTAACCAACCAATATCATACTGGGCATTGTGAAATATCTTTGTACAAGGTAATGCACATACATCTTTCATATATTTTATTACTTGCACAGGGATCATGTTACCACCACCTAAATGTTTAAATGGGTAATATGCTTGCCAACCATCTACAGCTACAGCAAAACCAATGACATAACCTTTGTTCGTTGCCCAACCTGCGCCAAGGCCTTCATTAATTCCATCATCTCTAGTTTCTAAGTCAATTGCTATCTCAGGATATTTAGATAAGTCTTTATACTCATTAGGACATGACCAAATATGTTTTTTAAAATTCATTGATAACTGCAGACTAGTCATTATAATCTCTTTCTAAAATCATTTCTAAATAATGAATTGCTTTTAATATATCTTCTTTTTTACCTTTTAATTTATGTCTACAAATATATTTAATTGCATTGCCTTCTGCGAATGGTAAATTATTTTTATTTATAAATACTGATGGTTGTATTTTCATTAATTTATAATGTTTACCACCAACTTGTTTAAAAAATGTTTTATTGCTCATTTTCCTTTAAATAAACTAAATAATCTTTTCCGATAGGATAATTATACTTATGGTCTGTTGATAGCAAGTGGATTGTATCTTTAGCTCTAGTTACTCCTGTATAATAAACTCTACTCTCATCTGACTTTTCTAATTTACTTTTGTTGTTAAAATCAGATAACCAATTAGCTTTAGAATAGATTAAAACATTGTTCGCTTCTCCACCCTTAACAGAATGAATGGTATCAATTAAAATACTAGGCTCATTATTTAATGCATCTTGTCCATATCTTTTTAGTAGTCTTATAAAATATATTGTCTGTCTTGGACTAAAATTACGTTTTAAGATCCACCACCAAGCTTTACTTTGATATTCATCAGTCATATCTAAGCCAGCCCATTCTCTTAAATCATTAAAATCAAACTCTTGGTAATCAGGTATGTTTAACCAAAATTTTTGTGTTCTGTAATCAGAATCCTTTATTTCCCTCACATATTTGTACAGGTTTTCTGCCGCTTTTTTACCAATCTTTCTGCCATTATTTAGAGCAGTCCATGCTTTTATGGCTTCCCATTGTTTTTCATCAAATGATTTGTTACCTTTATTATCCTTATAATATAGCCCTGCATCCTTAGCAGATGCCCTTAATTCGTTCACAGTTGTATGGATACGGCCCAGGACATACCAAGTACCATTAAGCTCGTTAAAAGGCACTTCTTTGAAGCTTAAATAGCGTTTTACGTAGTTGTTTTGACTGTTATTGTGGGTATATAGCTTATCTTCACTATCTACTATACCTCTACGTATAATTTGAGCAAAATTGTAAATTGCCTCTCCAAACCTTTGTGTCTTACGTAAAACCACCTTGCGACCTGGAAAGTAAGTCGTAAAGTATTTTGGATCTGCTCCATTCCACCTATAAATAGCTTGATCATCGTCTCCTGCCAAATAGATACGCTTTACATTGTCACACATCTTATAAATAACTGACCATTGTAATGGAGTAAAATCCTGTGCTTCATCTAAAATTAATATATCTAATGGTGGAAATTCTATTTCATCAATGGCACGACCAATCATATCTGTAAAATCTATAAATGAATTTTCTCCCCCTGATCGTTTGTAATGTTCGTAAGTGTCTATCTTTCTAAGATAAACATTTAAAGGTTCTTTTTTATAAGTTTCTTTTTTGTAAACTTTAACAGGATCTTCCATCATATTTCTTGCTTTATCATAAATGGCAAGAGACCAATCTTTGTAAGTAAAGTTATCATCATCAACTCTACTATCACTCGTTCTTATAATTTTATTTTGTAATGCAAAATCAAGCATGCAATCCTTAGTATCAAATACTTCTTCTTGAAAGTATCTTCTACAATAAGAATGTAATGTTTTAAATCTGTTAAAATCTTTTAAAGTATATTTTGGAAATGCTGATAAAGCCCTATCCCTTGCTGTGCTTACAGCTTTATTAGTAAATGAAATAAAAGCAATATTATTTGGGTTTATGTTTCTTCGTAAAGCCCCTTTTAAAACTCTTTCAATTAAATTGTGTGTTTTACCTGTTCCGGGAGGACCAAATATTTTAATTGTTTTCTTGTATAGTGCCCTCTGTTTTTGGAGCTCTAAATTTGTTGTGATATTCATCATCCATTTCACTTGTTGTTTTTTTACTTGAACCGTTAGCTTTTATTTCTTTACCTTTCTCAAAATCAGGCATGTCTACATACCATACATTTTTAACACCTTGAAAAAAATCATGTCTTTTGCATTTCAAAAAGTTTAGCGCTTCTACTGTAGAACTAAATAAATGAGAAGCATTTCTTTTTATCCAAGAATCTAATGTAGATCTTTTAAAATAAACTAATGTTGAATCTGATTTTCTAATTGTATAACCATGATCCATTTTAGAAAAATCATCTAACTCCCAAGTCTTTTCAAAAAAATCTTTTAAGGCAACATGTCTTATCTCTTCTCTAGTATCTTTATTGTTAAAATCTTTACTCTCTTCTGCTTTGTTTACTAAGGCTTCCATTAACAATTCAAATAATGGTGGACCCTTTTTAACCTTGGGTAATGTTCTCCAAAATATTTTATGTTTAATTAATTTTGTTCTCCAGGTTTTTTCATCTTTCATATCTTCAGGAAGAACAACTATATGAGTACCTTTGTAATCAAATTCATAATAAGTTGTTTTAGTGTCTTGTGAATAAGTAACATTTTCAAACTCATTAAATATATCTGGAGTTTGCGCCATGATTCCAAGTCTTCTTGTCTTACATAATTCTTTGTTACAAATACTCTCTATAAATCCGTACTTAGGTGGACACATATATTCATACCCTTTTTTAAACACAGACTCAGCAGTTCCATCGCTTTCATTTCTTTGTAACGGACCATCTTTGTGTTTTGCAAAAGCAAGTCTTTGTCTTTCCCAAGCAATTTCTTTTAATTGTTTTAATGTTAGTGTGCCTTCAGATTTTTTTAATTCAAGAACACATATGTTGAATAACATATTGTTTCTATCTCCTGTCCAACCATCATGTAATACTTTTTGTATACAAGGCGGATATTCTCTGTAAAAAGTTTCTGGTTCGTATTCTGTTATTTTAAATTTAAAAAAATCTTCTGGAAATAATTTTTTTGATTCAGCTATTTCTAAAAACCTACCTAATATAACTGCATTGTTGTCATCATCATATGCATACTCTACTGCAGCTTCCCATTTATGATAAGGCATTCCTACTGCTTTATTGCATGGGAAAACTTCTTTAGATAAAAAATATTCTTTGTTTATTTCTTGTAATTTTTCTACAACTTTAATTTTGTCTGCCCAATCAGTTAAGAATA